AATTCGATTGCCCACCTTTTTCAGCGCCATTACGTTGCCGCCGTCTCGTCACCTTGGGCCGAGGCCGACACGTTCGCCGTGTCCGAATACGCATACAAAATATCGCCGGTCGCCATGTAAAAGCGGCCCTTGTACACGTTCCCCGCCATGCCGCTCGGATATAGCGGAAAACCGTACTCGACATAGTGCTGATTGCCCAGCACGTCAGCCGATGGTTTTACACGCACTCGAATCGCGGCTTGCGTCGTGCCCGTGTTGCAAAGAGTTAGCACAGCGGTAGCTTCTTTGCTGGCCGGCACCGTGTAAATAGCCGTTTCAGACGCCGCGCCGAGTGATGTTGATGTGCCGAGTGTTTTGAGTGACATGATTTAGCCCGCGTAGAACATGAGTTTTGCTTTGCTCATGAGTTGATCGACAAAAGTCCCCGCGACAACAGCGGCACACGCGGTTTGCAGGGCCGCCATCGTGGCGACTTGGGTTGTGTTGGTTCCCGCTACTGGGGTCGGCGCAATCGGCGTCCCGGTAAAGGTCGGGTTCGAATATGTACCGTTGACGCCATTCAATTGGCTGTCGGAGGCCGTAACAGGCGCGCGAATATTCGGGAATGTGTAGACAATGGCGTACTTTGTTCCGCGGATATTGTCGTCCCCATATTTTTTCTGCCCCGATGCGCCGGGAATGTTGGGATCGAGATTCCAAATCCCCGCATAGCTCGTTTCAAATTCAGCGGCCATTTTATGTCCTGTAATCGGTACGAACTACCCCGACGTTCGCAGAGTAGTTGTCCAAGGTGTTCAGATCGGTAATCGAGTCCTCGTAAAGCTGCTTGAAAAGCCCGATGTAGTCTTTATCCTTCATGTAGATTGCAGCCTCAAGACACACCGCATACGAGTACACGTGCGGGGCATACAGTAGCAGGCTATTCGTCGTGTTTGAACCCGACAAGCCTGCGAGAGCAGCCTGATAAATCAGATTGAAGTTATAGATCGTCTGCGGCACAGGGCCGAGATATAGCACGTTGCGAATAACCGTCCATGCGCGGGGTTCGCCACTCGTCACCGTTCCATACTTCTGGAAAAAAACCTGCGGCTCGTAATAGGTCAATTCCTGACTGGAAGTCGTGCCAACCAACTGCAACGCGCGCACCTGAAGGAAGTCCGACGGCGCATTGATGGTCTGCACACCAGCAACGGATACGAGCGTCACCACAGTGTCCTGAATCCGCGCATTGACCTCGCGGTTCATCTTCGCTTCCGCCTTCTGGATAAAGCCGGGCATGAAAGCGTCAAGATCGGAGCGATGAAGCTGGTCGGATACATCCTGCTTCAATGATGCCCAGTCGAGAACAGCGGCCATTAGTGAATCGAGCCTTCCCAGATACGGAATCGGCTGTAGTTAGGATCGGACACAATGCGCTGAATATGCGTCTTGTCTTGCAGGAATTCAGCGAACGTGATCCCGGTTTCCGTGCAATACTTTTCAACAATCACCGCAGGGATTCGGCCAACATGGGCCAACTCTCCCGACTTCGACATTCCGTTGCTCACCTGCTTGATGCGAGCAACCTCATCAAGAATCGGTTCAACATCCTGTGTGCGATTGAAAAAAGCAATACCCTCGCTATTCGATTCGTGATACTCCGTCGTGACATCATCACCTTCCAGCTCAGGAGACATCATCAAGCGCCGATACTTGAACAACGCCCGCCGCGGCGACTTGAAGCGCTGCAACTTTGTCGTATTGACCGACTTGCACGATAACGGCGTCACCGGGCTGCACCATCATATCAGTATTCACTGCCGTAGCAGTCGTTTTATCAAGCCGAACATAGGCCGCAAACGATGCAGATATACGAATATAACGGGGCTTGTTGCCAACCGTATCCAATGGGATAGTGGCCGACGCAGATACGCCCGAAGTTGTGAGATTTACGCCCGTCGAACGCGCGACGGTAATAGCATCAATGTCCGGCATGATTTATCCAATAAAAAGGGGCCGAAGCCCCGTTGAGAATTACGCCGGGCCGAGGGTGATGGTGATACTGCCCACGCCTGCCGCGCCCGGTGCGCCGGAAATCACAAAACCGAGGCGCGTGCCTGCGGCAACGTCAAGCGCGCCCGACACAGCCGAGAGCGTCAGCGTAACCGGCGTGTTGGCCGCTGATTGCAGATTTGCCGTGCCGGAATGCAAGGCCACACCTGAAACGATAGCCGTGCCAGCCGCGGCCTTGAACAACGACGCTGTCACCGCGTTAGAGGCAGCAGTGTCATTGTGGTAGGTGATGCTCTTCACTACCATGCGACGCGACAAAGTCGGGCCGGAAGCGGTGAGGAATGCGCCTGTCGTGTGCGTGATGGCAGACCATGGGATTGTGACAACGATAAACTCGCCATCGCCCGCGTCAGTGCCTTGCAGCCCGAGAGATAAATCGGGGTTTTGTTTGAGTTGAACGCTCATGTTTTTTCCTTCAAAAAAATGGCCCCGAAGGGCCGTTATTTATGAGTTGCCCCGCGCCGTATTCGGGCTGCGGTAGTTTGGTGGATTCCAAGTTCGGCCGCCAATTGATATGTTGTCAACGGACTGCTGCGGATGTATTGAACCTGCTCATCCGATATTTTGCAGAACGGGTTCAGCATTCCCGGCCTCGAAAGCCCCTTGCGGAGCTTCGCAGCGGCCTGTAGCGCCGTTTTCGTCTGCTCATCAACGTATCCAGACTTGCCACAACGGAGGCGCTTTATCGGGCCTTTTGAGACGCCCAACTCAGTCGCTAATTCGCCATTGGTTTTTGTGCTGCTCAGAATATATTGAACTTGTTCCGCCGACAGCTTTGAGCGCGGACTAGCATGCCCCTTTCGGGGAGCCAACCCAACAATGCTACCCCTTCCTTTGTCCTGCATGTCCTTGATATTGTCTAACTGGCTACCTAATCTCAGGTGACCGGGATTGACGCATCGCGGATTGTCGCATTTGTGAAGAATGACCCAGCCGTGATAATCGTTGGTTTCGAGTGTAGGCTCACCAAAATGCATGATCCATGAGACGCGATGCGCGAGCATCGGCGTGCCCACCCGAACATAGCGCAGCCCAAATAAAAGGCCACCAATGACGCCGTAGCCCCCATTTGCCATATTTAATGTGCCAGTCCAATTCCAGCAATCATCTGGGCCGCGCTTATCTACACGCTGCCAAAATTTATCTTGAATTTCACCAACCCTTGAGAGACGCATATAACCCCCAGCAAAAGCGCAAAGTAGCGCCATGCTGGAGATTATACACGTTAACTCATAGTAAATCTCTGATCGTACCGCTGGCGGCTTCTTGCGAAGACTGCAAGCCGTACTCAACAACGATCATGCGCTTGTCGGCGTCGCCGGTTTTGGCGAGTTCAACGGTGGTAAAGGGGCGCAGATAATTGACTGCCCAGCGACCCATTTCCAGCACATGCACGTTGCGAACGTTGCTGAAGCGGTCAGGAATCACCGTCAGCGAACCGAAGTCAGAAACATATACGTCAATTGCGGCGTACAGCTTCTGATCTTCCGACTTGTCCATGCGCGTTGCATTGCCCGTGAACGTCGAAATAGCCTGCTTCTGCAACGCAGGGGCCAGCACGGTATCGGGATTGCCGCCAGCAGTAAAGCACTTCTGCGCAATATCCTTCAGCATAGCTTCGGTCAGTGAGCGTTGCGTACCGTTAACCGCAGCCGTGTTGGTCGCGGGAGCCGGAGCAGCACCCGCGCCACCGCCCAAGCTGTTGTTCGTGCCAGTCCAGCCATCCAGTCCGCGAGTCTGACGTGCGGTTGTCGTATTGCCGACAATCTTGGTCGAGTTCTGCGTCAAGGCGGTTTCCATATCACGCTTCAGTTCAGCCATTTTCAGGCCAACTTGGTATGCAATTTCGTCCTTGCGGCCATACTTGCGCACGGCTTGTTCAGTACCGGAGATCGCAAACACCTTACGCGAAATCTGCGTCTGGTTGTTGGTACGAACCGGCTGAGTAACCGCGGTCACGGAGGCGATGTCGTCACCGTCCAACTGCGAGTTGTTTGCCGCAGCAGCCAGGGTGTCGATCAACCACTCAAAATTGATGTTTTCCGCTTTTCCGCGTTTGCAACCCGACAGGAACGGTGTTGCGGTCGGGGCGATGTTGTAGATCGTGTCCATCACCTGTTCAGCAACGGAGTTGTTAGTGTCGTACGTGGTGTACGTGTTGGCAAAAATAGTCATGTTGGTGTCCTTAAACAGGCACCCGAAGGCACCTAGATTTTAAACGACACCCAAATTCAGTAATGCAGCGCCTGCGGCACGCATATCGTTCCCGCCTGACTTCTGTAGACGTTTGATGATTGCGGCCTGCGCTTGCGCCGCTTCGGGCTTGTCGGCCACTGTTCCGGCTTTCAGCACCTTTTGCGGGGCGGCTGTTACTTTCTTCTGGATGTCTGGCTGCTTCGACATAAGCTCATCGAACAGCCGCGCTTTGTTTGCGATCACCAGAGCCTTATGATTGTCCACGCCTGCAACTTCTTCCTTGGAAAACCCCTGTTTTACGAGGTATTCGCCGAGTGCACTGCGCAATGCTGGCCCTTTTACGGGGTCCGCGATGTCCGGCAATGCCGTAGCGAGCAATTCCTGCTCTTTTACGAGGAAATTCTGCCGTTCTTGCGCGCGCTGTTGCTGGATTCCTTGCCATTCCTGATTGATTTGGTACAGCCGGGCTTGTCTGCTGTCATACAGGGCCTTTTGCTGCAAGTATTCAACCGGGTCAGACTGAATCAGTTGTGGATCAGGGGGCTGCTCTTGGTTTACGCCTTGCGCAATAATCTGGAGACGTTGAGCGTAGGTGTCGCGGGCCTGACGTGCTTGTGCCGTCTCCGCTTCGACTGCCTTTCGCTGCTCCGCTACCTCCATCGTCTTGCGCGTGTATTCGGCCTTCATGATCGTGCCGTCTTTCCACGCCTTCGACAGTTCTTTTGGCATTTGGTACTGCTTGCCCTCTACTTCGATAGTCTCGAGTTCCTCGAGGTCTTGAGCGGGTGCGTCCTCTTGCTTCGGTTCTGCTTCTTGCTTAGGTTCGGCTTCGGTCGGCTTTGCTTCTTTCGGCTTGATGCCCAGCAAATCGGCTAGGTCATTTGTGCCGCCTTCTACTTCTGATGGGGCCTGATTGGGCTCGTCCATGGTCTTACCTCATAAAAAAAGCCACCCGAAGGCAGCTTTAGTTGTCCGCAATTTCGCGGGAATCAGAGAGCGAAAGTCTCGCCCGTATTCGTTTGAATTTCAAACTTGTCGCCGCGCGTGATCGGGAAGCCACCGCACACACCCATAAACGAGTCATGCGGAGTATTCACAGGGATCACAGCGCTCGTAATGCGATGAGTTTGCACGTGATCACAGGCCCACTTTTCAAGGGCGTCTTTCACGCCGAACCAGTCTAGACTTGTATCCAATCCATCACCTTTTGCTTCAGCGGTTTGCGAATCAGTTTCAGATGCTCCGTCGCCATCACGCCGCTCTGGATCGTGACCTCTATGTGCTGCCTCAGCCTGTCCGTCGCCCACATCAGGCTGTGTATTTTTTCGCGGGAGGCCGAGTCGCTTACGCTGGTTGCCTTCAACGTCAACAATAGATGCTGGTCGATCTGTTTGAACCATTCTTGAATTAGCGGGGACTCAAGGACTTGCTGCGCCTCGCTTCCTTGTCGCTCCTGTTCGTAATAATCAATCGGGACTTCGTTCATAGCAGCAGGAATTCCTCGTCATCACGTTTACGGCGTTGTGCGGCCAACTCTTCCTGCAAGGCGATCAGCGATTCGGTGCTCGCTTTCACCATCTTTACTTTTTGCGGCTTTTGCTTGTCCGGGACAGATGCTACAGCAACATCAACCGGCACTTCGCCTTGCAGCGATTGCCAATGTAGCTTTGCTTTTAGCTGTACGTCACGCTTTTTCTTGTACTCGCCAGCACCACCGTTAACAGGCGTGTTGTCCACAATCTGCAACGGTGGTAACTGCTTCGGCAGCGGCGGTTCCGGCTGCCAACTAAGTAATACTGTCGGCAACCACGGCTGATAAAACGGAATCGGCTGTGAAACAATTGGCGGCGGTACATTCCACGCTGCATTGGGTGCCTCTGACTGCGCCGGATTCGGCCCCGGCTCCCAAGCTGCGCGTATTACTGAAAATTCTGGCGCGGTCATTGCCCCCACATTCGGGGGTTGGTCACCAATCGCCAAGCCCTGTGTTGCGGCAGTAACCGGCTTCTGTAACGGTGCTGGATCAGGCGGCAACCAGCTTTGAATTACGGTATTACGCCAACCTTGCGCGTATGGAACAACCGGCACCACGACAGCCGGAACATTCCAGCCTGCATTATTGCTTTCGGTCTGCGCTGCATTGGCAGGCGGCTCCCATGCCATGCGATACAGCAGAAGCTCTTGCGGTGTTGCGGCCCCAATATTCGGGGGTTTCTGACCATAAGTAAGCGTCAGCGGCGCGATCTGCACCTTCTTTTGCAAAGGCGGCGGATCGGGCGGATTCCATGCGGCAATACAAAGTGCCGCACTTAATGCTAATGCTGCCTTGCGCGGAGGCTGGTCACCCGTTGCAATGGTGAGGGGCGCGATCTTGCGCGGCCCCTGCGTTGGCTCAGGCGGCGGGTAAAATATCCAGTCCTGAGCCATCTAGTTTTAGCCTAGTTCGCGGTACACCACACCAAAAGACCAAGCGGTCAGGGTTCCCGGCGTGCTGGTGAACTGCGAGAAGAAGCCCGAAGTGCCACCCGGCATGAACTGGAAAGTTTCCGAAGGCGTCGGCACCCACAGCCAGCCATTCAGCACATTGAAGTTATCAGGATACACGCCGATTTCAGCACCGCCTCCGTTAGCCGAGGAGTTGATGCCTGCCGAGCCCGCAGCGCCCGTGGTATTGCCGACCAGGTTGGCCGTGGGATCACCTAGCTTGAGCTTTGCCGGGGTAGCCGATACCAAGGTAGGGAAGGCGGTAACTTTTGTTCCCAAGCGAATACCCTGCTGTGCCGAGGTCGCATTTGCGCGCTGACTGGCCCATGCGCGAATTACTTCAAAACCGGGAACACCGGCACCGCCCGCCGAGGGGTTGAGAAACACAAGTTGCGGCGCGGCCACAACAGTTTGATTGTCGCCAGATACCGCATATTCACGTGCCATGATAGTGTCCTCTATTAAATGATTCGTAATCGATTTCCCGGCCTGTCCGGGGATCGAGTTGTTTAATCTGCGCAACCTGTCCCGTTCCATTGCACACCGGACAGGGAATAAAGTCGTTGCCGCCCAACCACATCGTGCCGGGTTTGCGTTTGTAATCCGAACACGCAACGCACTTCATCCAACCTGTTTGCACATTGATGAGCATCTTTACCTCGTCATAATCGGAAGCATCACCGGTCGCCAGTCGTAAGGCGTCTTCGTTGCACCACCACCCGCAGCCGGTCTCAACGCCATCACCAGCATCGCGCGGCCAGCCGATTCAGCGACCAGCGTGCCGGTGCCGGTTACCGTCGTGCTGGCGTGTGTGGCCTGTGGGGCTGTAGCGAAAGCCCAGTTGTAGAAGCCGCTGTTCTGATCTTGTCTAACGGTCCACGTCAGCGGAATTGTGTCGGCGAACGAGTGGACCGGATCGGTGCCCCCGGTCGTGTCCGAATCGAAGAACGCCACTATGTCGCAGCCATCGGTTGCCGGGCTAATCGTGCCCGCCTGCGTCCAGGGAGAAGCCTGCGCGGTCGAATTGAATACGTCGATCGCGGTAACGTCTTGCCCTGTCGTGTTATTGCGTCCTGAATGCGCGACCACGCCGCCGATCATGGCGTGCGATAGCGTGTTGCTAATCGATAGCGTTGTTTCCGAACCTGTAGCGTCTACCTTTTCAGCTGTCGCCAGCGTCGAGCCGTCAGTTCCAAACGGCCGATTAGATATCTGCACGAATCCGCTTGGCCATGTAAATGATTCCGTCGCCGATGCGTCAGTGACGACGCATATCTGCAGATTGTCGTGCGCATTAGGCGCAACGGTGATGACAAGTGGATGCGCCGGCGTGCTGTTGACCCAACTGTTGCTATAACTCAAGGCGTTACTTTTTCCACCGTGATCGTGGAGACGTAGGCGGTACCGGAAATGCTGCGAGCCTTGACGTGATCGGGAATCGGTTGACCCTCCCCCCAACCGAAGCCAATAACAGCATCGCTCAGTCCGTGCTTGGGATTTCCGTCATCCACCCAGGCCGCGATGTCATTTGCATAGACGGTAGGATAAGTCACGCCACTATCGAACGACACCAGCAGGGCGATATTGGCCCCGGCCGCTGGCCAGTTGCCGCGGCTCATGCGCAGCTGCAATCCGATAGCATCAGAAGGCACAACGCCAGCGGGAGATGTAAACGTGCCGCTTGGTACAGAATGGCTGGGGAATGTTGCAATAACGGTTGTGGTCATTCGGCTACCTCTGAGTGTGTGGCGTTTCCAGCGTCATCACGCTTAATCACGCGCTTCGCGGTCGCGGCCTTCGCTAGTTGTTGAGTGGATTCGGCAACGTTGTTCATGGCCCCAGCAACGGCGTCCATGCTCTTTGCGTGGCCTTCGTGAATCTTGTCAAGATGCTTACCTAGCACATCAACGATTTCTTGCCCCGTCGCATCGCTGGCTTCCTGTGCGCCTTCGTCAATAGCCTTCTGACTCGTAAGATCAGCAACTTGCAGCTTAATCGAGCCTTCAAACTCAGTCTTCCAGCGGTCAAAGTCCATCTGCGCGGTTCTTGCCTGCGCGTCGAAATGCAGCTTCATATCCTCGATAACACGTTTCGACTCAAGTTCCTGAGCCTTCATCATGGCCTCAGACTGCGACTTGCGCTCTTCCACTTGGGCGTCCAACTGCGCCTGAAGCTGATCGCGTTGGGCCTCGATCATGTTCTGGTGGGCAACCTGCTGAGCTTGCATCTCTTGTTTGTGCTGTTCCTGCGCCATCTCCATCTGCGCACGCTGCTGGTCAAGCTGGAACGACATCTGCATTTCTTGCGCTTTCGCCTGACTCGCTGCCTGAATCTTCACCATCTCAGGGTCAGGTTTTGGTGGTTCAGGCGGCTTCGGCGGAATGGTCTTCGGATCGATAAAGAACTCGTCCGGCGACTTGAATCCACCTACCTGCGTCAGACGTTTGGCAGAGTTGTAAAGCTGTTGCGGCCCCACCATTGGTAGCCCGTGCAGTGCGAATTCCTTTTGCACGTCCATGATGCCGATGATCGACCTGGATTGCGCCTCTACCATCCCTGTACCAAGGCCTACATTGATCTGCAAATCAAAACCAGTCTTCCACTCACGGGGATTAACTGTCATCCACGTGCCATTGATCTGGAAATTCGCCGCCTCATCCGCATACTGACTAGCGAGCTTCAATATCAGCATGAACAGACGTTTTACGCCCGTCTCTGCCAGCGTGCGGCCAATGAGTTCAATCCGTTCGTTGTTGTGCGCGTCTTCAGCGCCGATCTGCGTTGCCGTCTTCGGACCTTTGTTCAGCGAGTCCGCATCGTTCATGTTGTGGCCGTGAACCACCCCGGACTTGGCAACACGCTGCGATTCGTAGAACTGGATCACCGGCAGGATGCGATCTGCAATCTGTGGGGTTTCCAGCGGCTTGACCGCCTCCATGTCCTTTGTGCGAACCACGCCACCCGGACGGCTGTTCAACAAGTCGTCAATATTCACCACGCCCGCATCCTTGACTAGATAGCGGATGTTGTTTTGCAGAAATATGTTGTCGTTCAGCGAGCGCTTCAGGCTCGTTTGTATCTTCTGAATGTCGCCCAGATCATCGTATGTCGAGAGCCCGAAGAACCGATGCGGCATGATCTTCGGTGTCCACGTCGCAAAACAGGGGCCGTCGCATTCCTCGTTGTCCAGGATGGTTGAGCCCGCCTTCGTGACCTTGCGCCATTCCGCAATGCCGTCGCCATCAAAGTCCACACGCATGTAGCACTCAGACACCCAGCTTTGTTTCATGCTGGGATCGGAACTGTCCGACTTTTGCTGATACAGATCGTCGTCGTATTTGATACGCTGAATCGCCTCCGGACTCTGATCCCCCCAGTTGTCATCCGTGCCGATGTTGTCAATCTGGGACTTGCTGTAACCCATCGCCAACAGGTCGGAATGGGTATAAAGCCGACGATGCGCACAGAAAGTCACATCCTTAAAGTCCAGGTCACGCGCCTTGCGACCGATCAGGAATTCCTCGGGCGGCACGTTCTCAATGCAAATCTGGCTGTTGTTCTTGGTACGCTTGACTGCGACATCGTACACAATCGGTCGCAATCCCATCTGCTGCATCGCCATTGCCATTTGTGCGTCTTCGACGGGCTTTTCCGTCTGGTCGATGATCTCAACCTTGTCGTCCTGCATGAGTTGATGAAGTTGGACGAGGTTCAAGCCCTCATATTCCTCGCGCTCTTCCTCAATGCGCTCGTCCCACCAGACTTTGAGGATGCCGTTCTTCTGAATCAGGCCATCCTTGATAAACGTGAACAGCTTCACCCAGCCAGAATTCTGCGTGTAAAACACCCAGTTGGCATAGTTCGTTGCGTCTTCAGCCTTCTTTTCGTCTCCCGGGCCCTTCGGCGTGAACTTGACCGCCTCATCGCTCGCCGTGAACATTTTCATCAGCGCGGGCATGATCATATCCACCGTATCGCGGACAGATGAGTCCACAACGGTTGAGCGGCCTTCAACTTCGGGCGGGGCAAAGTCACCCACCGCCTCACCCATGTACGCCTGCAAACCCCGCTGTCGTTGACTGGTGAGCTTACCCGACCAGCCGCCGCCCATCGCCTGATATAGCTCGTTGTCCACTAATGCCCGAAGGGCGTCCTCGGTCATCTGGGTCATACATTCCCTAAATAAGGTGGATTGATCGGGCCATTGCTGCCCGCATAACACTTCTCGACCTGAAAGCGGTCAAAGCCGCGGGCGGTCAGGATTGAGCAGACCTCCTCGACGCTCACGCCTTCAGCTTTCATCTTGTAAATGGCCGCTTCCAGCGCATAAGTCAGGTCAGGCATTGCCGAGCCGTGGATATTTCAGTTTGCCGCCCCAATCCGACTCCATCGGCCAGATCAGCGTAAGTTCAGGGCGTTTTTCATCTTCCGGCTCACAGATTCTTGCCAGACTATCGAACATGTCATCGTGAAGCAGCACCGGGAAAGGCCGGTATTCCTCTTCCGTGAACACAGACACCAGATCAAGCACCTTACCCTCATAGTCCGTGTAATGCAGCGAATGGGGGAAGTACCACTTGCCCTGCTCAAACCCTGGTATCAAACGCCGGATTCTGTCGTTCTTTGGCGACTGGCCGCCGACTTCGACAATCTCGAATCGGTACTGCTCAGTCTCTTGAACAGTCTTGATGTATTGGGTATCCGCCATCAGGCCGTACTTCTCGTATCGCACCTGAAAAGGACGCCACTTGCGATGCAGCCGCATGACCGCTGCCCCGCGTTCGGTCAAATTCAGCCGGTCGCGCAACATATCTAATACATAGTAGTTACGATCCGCACCCAGCCCAACGATCCACATGGAGGTGTAATCGCTTGTCTTCCGCTTCTCGTTGGCCGCGTCAACCAAGAGATACTTGGTCATCCCCGATGCGTCCATGCGATCGTAATAGCGAAACCATTCACGCTTAAAGCCCTGCGTGGCATCAGCAACCGGGTTCTGCATCATCTGGCAGCTAAATGTATAGGGCCCCATGTCCCGACGTTTCTCGGCTAACCGTTCTCGGGTCATCATCACGGGCTCGCCGTCTAATGTTCCGTCACTCGTCGCCTGGTAAACCCGTGGCTTCGCCGTTCCGCGATCAATAATGGCCTTGTAGCTGTCATTGAAGTGATACCGGGTGCCAATGAAGCGCCTTTCGCCGCCCTCACTACCCAGTGAGTACGACAATTCAAGGAATTCCGTGGTCTTGCTGATCATCTCGGGCGTATTCACCGAGTCTCGCGTCACGATGTCATCGTAGACCATGATCCCGAAGTGCTTGCCAATGGGTTGTCCATCAACTACGCCCCATGCTTCTATAGTGGCTTCCTTCGGATTGGACTTACGGAGAACCGTAATACCTTCGTCCTCCGACCATTTGGGACTATCTTTCTCTGGCTTCTGATAGATCACATCGGGAAACCAGCGCTTTAACTGCTCGTTGCGCTCGAGTTCGTGTTTGATCTGGCGTAGGAAGCCCTTGGCAATCGGTCGGGAGTGGCTGAATATGCCGATCGTGACCTCTTTACCTATTGGATCATCACCATGCGTTGCCAAGACATCCTGAATAGTCTTGCCGAATGTAATAATCGTGGACTTGTAATGTTCTCGCGCCCACAAATCAATGTAGCCATTCGGCTGCTCTTCAACCTCGCAGCAGCGATCAAACAACCAAGGCTTTTCAATGTCGCCGCGATTCAATCCATATCGCAGCAGGAAGTACAGGTCAGTGCGACACAGGTTTCGCAGATGCGCTATTGATTCCGGTTCCGAGGATGCCAGCAACCCATTCAGCAGTTTGGGATACTGATCGATGCTCGTGAGTTGCCGTGACGGTTTGGTCAATGTCTACCTGTTTCGGAATCAATGTTGCAACGAGTTCCAAGTATTTGTCGGGCTTCTCTTTGCGCAATGTTTCAACGGCCCCTACACCGTTTGCGCTGAAGTCTTCAGAGATTGCCTTGATAAAAGCGAGAGTCAGCGTATTGCGCGCTTCTTTTGGCTTTCCGCCTGGATTCTGCGCGACGCCGGGTTTGAAACGAGTCGCAGGATTAGGGTTCTTGTTTGCCATTCCTGTTCCTGTGGATTGAGGGCTTTCGCTCGTCTCTAAAAGGTTTCACGGGAAACAATTTTTTATAAGGCGTTTATTGCCTCTTTTGCAAGCAAAATTTCCAACGGATCGGCCAAACTCATGCTCTGCTCGAAATATTCCGTATTCAAGTTTACTTTGAAATGCTTAGCTCGTCTTGGGGGTTCAGCAGCACGGGCAATCCGGCGCGCTAATAATTTGGCCTCAATGTTCACCAACATCTCTAGTTGATTAGCTTCGCAGGTATCAACTCGGACATTACCAATTACATATGCACCTACATCCCCGGAGCGACACAAATTCATCTTCCCGGCACCCAAGCCGCGTTTGTGGAAATTTTCCTCCCACAAATCCCACCATTGATCAAATGTCAATTTCCACTCAATCTTACGGGCGCGCGCACTCGATCTATTTTGACAGAATCTTTCCCAAGGATTGGGCAAACCGAAATCCGCGCAATAATTCAGTGCAGCAGTAAGTGTTTTGCATTCCCTATGGACGAGCTCCGTCCGACATTCGGGAGGTTGCCCACTTTCTTTTTCGCTGTCCATGATTTTCACTTATAAAATTTACTTATCTGAATAATCGCTGTTTAGCGGGACAACGGCAAGAACTTTTACTTTCGGTTTTTAGTTAAGCTTAGGCACGCCGAAGCTGACTCACATATGGTTGGCTGCACCCAGCAATCTCAGCTATGTGCGTTTCAGAATGCCTATTTTCCTGAAGCATCCGAAATACGACCTGTTTCTTCGTCATGCCATGTAGCAGATCGTCCATGAGTCTTACCGCTTCATCCACAGATTCAGTGTAACCGAATCGTCTGAACTTGAATGATTTGGGCGCTGCGGCGTATTCGATGAGGAGAGCGAGTTTTAAGCGTTCGCTTTTGATGCCCAACACGAGTTTATCGATGATTTGAGCATCTTGCTCATCAACGGGAGAGGTAATCTCAGGGGGCGCGCTTTCGTCGTCTCCCCACGCGTCCTCGTGCCATTTGGAGGTATCCGCGTTGCGGAACATGGGGGCGACGGGAGGGAAGGTTTCAGGGGAGGTTGTCCCTCCTACGTATTGGCCCCAGTTGATTAAACGTTCGCGCGTGTCGTTCAATGGATTCCTTTCGGGTTGCTGCCCTGACAGGTCAAATCCTCGGGGACAGCGCAGAGAACGGAGTTCCAGCACATTTACCCGTGTGCTGCACAAGCCTGCCTTGCGGATATGTCGGGAGCGTTGTCTTATTGTGCGCTCTGTTTAGGGGGGAAATCAAGGGGATTTCAGCGATACTTATTAGAGCCACCAGTAAAGAGGAATCCGACGAACGGTAGTTTTTTGATGAAGTGCGATACTTTTGTTGCCTGCAGGATTCACGGAGTATTGTTATCTTGTCTGTAAATCCCATGGGAGGTTTTGGTGGTAGGGGTTACTAACTTCAGTAAGCTTGCCACGGTCATCAAGGCCACAGAATCGCGTCATAAGCCCTTCTAAGGCGTCTACTAATGATTGGTGGGCATTGACTGCCTTTACGATGAATTCAGCGTTTGCAGTGGCCTCAGCCCAGCTTAATTGCATAGTAGACCGGCAAATCGCTCGTTCCGATACGCACACGTCTCCGCCTTCGCGGGCAATCCACGGCAGTTTTGAATGTTCGCTCATTGGGGTTCCTTTTCGGATTTATGGGCAGATTGGTTTTCTTTTTTTTCTTCATCCCACGATTTAATGTAAACATCGTCGCTGGAAATGACGAGTAAAAAGTCCTCCGTGGTGCAGAATCGAATGGTGAAAGCAATCCCGAAGAACTCAGCGATGCGATGCAGTGTGCCGATAGAATGACCTCTGAAAGTAGGGCGCTCCATCTTTTGGATATGTCCAACACTTACCCCAAGCCCTTTAGCGAAGTCTTGTTGAGTGACGCCACGCGAGCTGCGGATAGCCACGATCTGCCGGGAAATAGAGGCGCAAAGAAGGTCAAAGCGCCATTGATCGCGTAATGCTTTGTTCTGCGGCACCAAATTCAAAATATTCATTCTTCTTTGCTCATTTCAACTCCTCAAGGAAAGATGCCCACGTGTATCCATGCCGAACAAGCGGAGCTTCAAAGCGAACGTCGTGAATATTTCCTTCTTCGTTGTAAACAATCCACACCCGGCGCGGTTCTCGCTTGATGCGATATTCACAGTTCAGCCAGTTCCAGTCCGGCTCTCCAGAATAAGTGCCTTTATCGAAACATAAAGGAGGAATGCCATTTTCAAACAACTGCTCAATCGGCTTTCCATCCTCAAATGCCTGCATGATGCGTATTTTCTCTTTTGTCGTGCTCATTGGGGTTCCTTTTCGTGAATTCCTGATGTTTTTTCATGGTCTCGAATGGCCTTGGTCAACATCTTTACCGCCTGCCTGACATAAGCCGGACACTGGTTTATTCGCTGTGCAGCCTCAGTTATCAGTTCACCGGCTCGTTCTGGTGT